CAGTTCAAGAGTCACGAAGAACTCTCTGAGAAGTTTCAGCGGGTTATCAGTGGTTCGTTGAGTGGTGGAAAGAGTTCCATCACTGAAGAGGATGATTATGCTGCTGTTGCAGCTTCTTCGTCAAAGGCAAAGAAGGAAGTCTTCGAACCATCAAATGGTAATGATGAAGACGACGATGCTATGAGTTACTTTGAGAAACTTGTTGATGATGATTGATTTTTGATACTTCTCAAGAACTCGGGAAAACACTCTCTTCGGAGAGTGTTTTTTTTATATATTATTTTTATATCTTAACCTACTTGCCATAGGATCTACTGGGCGTAAAGGTCTGGAAACAGAGCTTTGCTGTGTGGTTCTATTGGAAATATTAGTGTTATTTTGCATAACTACAGGGGAAGTTGATGCGTTAGATTTACTTTCATAGAATTGCTCATGCAATTCTTTAGTCTGCATCAATACACTCTTTATTTCACTCAATATGGTATTATCCGTGTTAGTTGTCATAATAGATGAAGATGGTCTAATGGAGGAAGGTGAGCCGCGATTATTTTTCTTAGGTTCCTTGACTATCTGTTCTTCCTCTTCATCATCAGAACCAAACCAACTTTCCCACCAAGATTTTTCTTCTTTTTCTTTTTTCTGGATTGTTTTTTCTATAGAATCCATTTCATCGGCTGATTCAATTTTTTCTTTTCTAGTGCCTTCAAGAAGTTCTCCGCGAGTTTTTTCTCCACCTAAAACTCTAATCATTTTTTCATTTTTCTCGACCAAAATATTTAATGTTTCATTTGTTTTCTGAGCTTCAGATAACTGACTATCTCTAATAGCAATTGTGTCTAAAGTAACTTCACCCCTTTTCTGTGATACTTCAGTTCGTGGGGATTCGGAAATAGCAGACCCATAAGCACCGATATTACTAATCTTTTTATCTGGCGATTCCGAATATGAATCTCCTCTCATTCTAGCTGCCATCTTAGTTGCTACCATTATGTTTTCTTTTTCTTTTTCATTGTGGAATCTTGTCAAATCTATTGTTTTTCCGTCAATTACAGCTGATACAGGTATATTTGCTTTCGTGTTTACGGATTCCACTTTACTCACCGAAACATCAATTCCATCTCTAGATAGCATCTCTACAACATGATTGGCACTTTCTTGATATCTAGAAAAAGCACCATTTTCTTTTATTTTGGGTTTTCTTCCATTTATAGCTGTTCCACTTCTTCCCAATTCACTGATGTTTCCTTCTTTTCTAATTCCATTTGCTATGTTTCTACCTTGGTTTCCGATTCCAGCTACTGAACTCACTCGTTTTTCTGCTCCAACAACCGAAGCAACTCTTATGATTCTCAACATTTCTTCATCACTCAATGAAGATAGGGAATCTCCCATCAACACAACAGCTCCAGAGAGACTATAAAGAGCTTCCGATAATCTATTCAAAGGTTCAGCAAGAAATGCCATTCTTTCGAGTGAAGAGAGGAAAATATTTGTTTCTTTATTTGTTTTTTCCATACTATCGGCAAAGAAAGATAGTATCTCTGAAAATATTTGCAAATCACCATCTATAGACATTATTTTTCCAAATACATTAATAAACATTTCTGGATCGGCCACTTGAAGATTTATCATGGAACTTATGAAATAATCCATAGAATCTGCGATACCCCACAATATCTCTGGATCAAATCCCTTCATATTGAAAAATACTTCGGAAAGCGGTTTGAGTGATTGACCAACTTGTTCAAGACTACCGGATAATAATTTGACTTTAGCTATGAATTTAATTCCTTCTATTACTCCAATGCCCGAAACCAAATCCATCATCTTTCTAATTCCATATTCAAATGAATCAATATCTTCTTTTTTCAATCCTCGAATATTAGCGAAAGATTCTCCAAAACCTTGAAGCGAATTTCCTAGTATTCCCAGAGCAAGAGAACCCAAAGCGATTAGTGGAAACATTAGACCAGCTTGAACCGAAGTCGCCATCAAACTCCGCACTGAATTAGCAAAGGCAATCATATTTTCATATGGAACATCCTTGATGGAATTCATCACATTTGAAAAACCCATCATACTCAGAGCTAAAATAGGCAATATTTTAGAGCCCAAAAGTATGAATGGATAAAAGATACCTGCATATATTGCTGTCGATGTAAGTGTTTTAACTGCATATGCAAATGATAATATTACATTAGGGTGAATTCCAATCAAGTTTTGCATGGTTTTTGCTAAAGGTAATAATGATTTTGCCAAATACCCCAATGCAATGCCTCCCAATATCATGAGAGGAGCAAACAAACCAGCAAAAACTGCTGTGTCGGTCAAACTAGACACAGCATGTGAGAAGGCCAACATTTGTTGAGGATTTATATTTGAATTGGATAATGTTTCCATAAATTTAGCAAAAGGCATCAAAGTCTTTCCTAAAAGTGATATGGCAAGAGAACCAATTGCAAGTAGACCGCTAAAAGGAGCTTCTGCTACAGCTCTCCAAGCCATAATTCGAATTGCTTCATCAAGAAGTTTTATTTTTTCTATGTTGAAGGAAGTTCTAGAAAGTATTTCCATAGCCTTTGCAAACGGTATCAATGCAAATCCCATCGCTCTAATAGCAATAGAACCCACTATCATCAGAGGCGATAAAAGAGATTCCTTGACAGCTCTCCAAGCCATAATTCCAATCGCTTCATCGAGAAGTTTTATTTTTTCTATATCAATTGATGTGCCAGAAATTATTTCCATAGCTTTCGCAAAAGGAATCAATGCGAGTCCCATTGCTCCAACAGCGATTGCTCCGGGAATAATAAGAGGTGAATAAAGTCCAACAATAGCAAATGTAGCAGCCATTAAGCCTAACATAGTAGCGAAAGCAATTAAAACATTAAAATCTGCAATTTGTTTAAGTGCGATGTTCATAGCAAAAGCAAAAGCAACTAAAGCAATTGACATCAAAGCAATTGCTCCTGCTCCAACAGCTATAGCTGCAATTCCTGCTCCAGCTAAAGCAAATATTCCTGCCAATAGTCCAATAGAAACTGTGAATGCTATTATTTTTCCTACATCTACATTTTCTAACATTGACATAGCATAAGCGGCAGGAATCAAAGCTACTCCCAAGAGAGCTATTACAGCAGCTCCCTTTATCATTTCTGTAGAAGCATCTCCAACAATTCTAGCAATACCTACCAATCCCAATAAAGTTACTCCAGCATTAATCATAGCTTCAACACCAACTTCGTTGAATTTAGCCAAAGCATAAGCGGTAGCAAGTAAAGAAGCAGCTAAGATTCCTATTACATAGGCTCCCGTCAAAGTTGGGTTCTTCATTTGTGCAACGAGCCAAGCAAAACCGACCAATCCCGCTAAAGCTGCCGCAGCCTTTCCCATTGACTCCCATTCAACTTGGTTGAACTTCACCAAGGCTACTGAAAGCATCAAAAGCGAACCGGCTAACAATGCTATTGTTGCTGCTCCTCTGAGTGCTTCTGTTGTTCCTAGTCTCTCTAATGTTTTTGCTAACCCGTCGAGGAATCCAGAACCTTTTCCTGCTCCTTCTTTAGCTCCCTTGGAAAGAATAGAACCACTTTTTGGTCCATCCTTCTTCTTAGGCATAATTTTGGATAGGAACCCACCTTCTTTTCCAATACCTAACTTGTCTTTTAGAAAACTAGTAGCTTCTCCACCCATCTTGGATATGGAACTAGTTAATCCAGAAAACATCCCAGAAATTCCACCAAGAAGTTTGCCTCTAGCAGCTTCAACAAATTTACTATTGAATACATTTGAAACCATTCCTATTGATGTTTTCAATGCACCAAGACCAACACTTATGGAAGACCATAATGCGGTCGCAACCCCTATGACTTTACCCAATATAACCAAAGACGCAATTATAGCTATCAAACTTACCAATAAGCCACCAAATATATCTCCCGACATGAACATATTGAATATGGTGCTTATTACAGCTTTTATTCCCTCCCATATCAACCCAATTGCCATCTTCACACCAGCTATGAGTGCTTTGATTATAAATGATAGAATTTTTGCTATTGTTTTTCCGTCAAGAAGACCCTTCTTTATTAGAAACCCAACAATCAATAGAGCTCCAAGAACTTTAGTTATCCAACTCTGTGAAGCTTTACGAATTCCATCCGCTAAATTGTCGAAAGAACCTTTCAATTTCTTTAGAAAATTCGCAAATGGTCCTTCTTTACGTTTTTCTTCTAACTTCTCTCCCCTACTCTTGACCTTCTCGCGAGAAGACTCTATATCGTCCATTTTCTTGATAAGAATATCCTGAGCTTCTTTATACTCAGCTGCAGTCATAGCATCTTTTTTGGTTTCCAACTCTTCGATTTGTTTTTTCAAGACCTCTTCTTGTTGTTTTAAAACCAGTTTTTCTTGTTCTATGACTTTCAATTCACGAATAGATTGCATCCATGACATGTCTTCTATTTTAGAAGTTACTTTTTCTCTGTATGAGATATTTTGATTCATCAAATTCAAAGTTTTATCAAACTCTGAAAAACTTTCTTTCATCTTCAAAATATTTGGACTAGAGGAAGCAGATTGAACTATGGTTCTTTCCAGAGATTCAATTTGACTTTGCAATCTAGTCCCAAAATAGATTAAAGCTCCTTTTTCACCCTCATCACTAAATTCTCCCGATTCCACCCTAGCTGCTAAACCACGTTGAATGCTAGTCAGTTGCCCTAGTTCTAAATTTGCTTTTTCAATCATTTGGGTGTAATTTTCAACACCCATCAGTTGTGTCTCAAGGAATTTTCTTTCGATATCCATTTCCCGGGAAATTTCAGTCACAATTCCATTCAAATTCTTGATATTTTCCAATACCGGACTTAAAGTCTTTTCAGAATTATCCGAACCTGAAGATACCTTGCTTGTTATAGTTTCGGTGACAGAACTGAATGTTGTCTTTAGTTCAGTTGTTTTTTCAGACAAACCGGCAACACTGGTTCCATTTTTTTCTATTACTTTTTCTAGAGAACCCAAAGATTTAACAAATTGTCCCAATAGCTGATTTAAATCAGAAATATCCAACCCCATAGAGTTAGCAGCTGATTCCAAACTGCCAACATCTTCGGATGTTGTCGAAACAAATGACCCATATTTATCTAATGTCTCAGATATTTTCTCTAGAATAATTTCTTTGTCCTCTGAGGACGCTGTTTTAGATGCTTCCTTTACAGAGGATCTAAGTTTTTTATTTTCTTCAATTAACCCAGATATTAATTTTTTGAAGTCTTTTTCCAATTTTTCACCTATAAACGTGGTGGGTCATAAAAAAGCACCACGGAAAAATGGTGCTATTTTTACATAAACTATTTATATGTTTTTTACCTTCTTGGAGGTCTTCCCTTACTTTGCATTTTCCTCTGCTCGGATTCTATTCTAGACTTTTCTTCCTTTATCCACTCTTTCAGAAGAATAAGGTAAATATCTCTTTCCCAAGGAATCATTTCATCAATGTCCCCCAAGGAGAATTTATGGTCGTGCATCAGAGTAAAATTTACCCTATAGTAACTTTCTAGGTCTATGTAAAGGAAACTTATGAGAAAAAATCTGAAATTCCCTGAAGTTTTCTAGTTACTGTTTGTCCACATGGACACTCAACTTCTAGGTCATAAACCAATTTTGGCATGGTTTCAAAGAAATCGTTGATCTTCTTCAGTTGTTCCTGCGTTAGAGAATCCACAAAATCACTGATTTCTCTATCAGAGAAATCATTTCTTGTATAGACTTGTTTTTCATCGTATACATTTACGATACAATCAGAAATCATGTCCAAAGCCACCATAGCACTAGTTTCCGACTCTGTGGAAACAAGATTCTTGGAAAGGAATGCTTTGAATGGTGGATGTTGTATTTCAACTCCCACATTGTCTGTCAACATGACCTTTCTGGATCCTCCACTATTTTCATTTTCAACTCTTACGTTTCTAAGATCTATTTTGGTTTTTACCACGGGATTTCCTTCACACTCTTCACAAGTGTAATTGAATTCACTTATTTCTCCCACAGAACGCATTCTTATGTTCAGGAACAATTGTTCAATATCAAACATGGGAAAATCTTCAATTTTTGCTCTATTTTCTGGATCGTCTTTTATACAAGCGTTCAAAGTATTTTTGATGGTATTCGTAATCACAGATTTGTCTTTACTTTCATTCGCGAGAAGAAGAGCTTTTTCTTCTTTCACGGTGAATGGTCTGTATTCAATTGTTTTACCAGAAATCAACTTCAAATTATAATAAGGAATTCCAATTTTCGGTAGTGCCATTTATATCTCCTTCATAGTGTCACTATATTCTATCATACTTGTTGTCTATCATTATAATTCACTCCTTGCTGTATCTCATTCGCCGGAGTAATTGAACCATCAACGGAACCATAAATCTTCGGAAACATTTCATCAGTTATGGTTTTATAATATTTATACGCTATTTCAACATCAACTTTCATAACTTCCCCAGATTCACTAGAAAGTTTTGTGGAGCTTATTGAAGTAGGATAACATTCATAAAATTCAACATAATAAAAAGGATTTTCCGAACCCAAAGCTGCGGGTGAGTTTTGTTGTTGATTCATTGATTCTGAGAATGGATTGTTTTGATCAACAGAACCAAACACACCACGCGATGGAATTTTATCTATCCAAGTTTTTTGAACCATTCGTGCGGAAAATGTTTTTGGAAGAACGAAAACAGTTATCATATTTCCTTTAGCATATTCATCATAATAATTTGGATTTTTAGTGGTTGGGTCTATTACCCAATTCATCCAATTTTCAAAAAATCTTCTTTCACTCAAGTCTGGAGTTGTATAAAAAGAGAGGGGTAGTGTTTGTTCATATAATTGGTGTGAAGCGATTTTTTGATTGACTCCTCCCTTTACGGTGTAATTCGTGGTTGCAATTTCTTCTTTAGGCAACGAAACATCTGTACACATGAATGATATACTTCTTAATCTTTCAGCTGAAAAATTTTCACCTATTCTAGAACCTTCGTCGGAGGGTAATTGATTATTTGCATTTGTTTGTACATAGGGAATATTTGGCGGAGAAACATCCACTTTAACATAGAAATTATTCGTTTTGGATAAACCAGATTTTCTAAGTTTACTTATAAAGCCTTGATATAGTTCTGATGACATTTATATTTTTCTTTCTTTACTTTTACTTTTTTTGTTTCTTTGTTTTCTGAGATTTAAAAGTGTTGTATTTTGTATGCTTTTTTCAGAATATAGAAAATTTGATGTGTTTCCAAGAAGAGAAAATAGTTTTATATGTTTCATAGGAACAATTTTTATATTTCTAATCCTATTTATATAATATTTCCTATAAATTACTCTTTCTTCCACAAACGAGTCTCTTTGCTTCATCATATCATAAGTTAAAAAAATCTTATTTGAACTCGATTCTGCGTCATAATCTCCTCCCAAATAACGAAACAATTTGTTTATGAAAAATATTTTCCTATAAGTGGGGAGATAATGAATATTCATTCCGTGTATAATTTTTTCTTTTTTCCCTAGATAAAGAATTAAGGGAGATCTGTCAAAAGACTCGTAATAACTATTTCCTCTTTCCGTTGGGAAATATTGAAAGTAGAAAAATCTACCCTTTAGAAATCTATTCTGTTTTTCATCCCGAAGAATTTGTCTTTTTAAACTGTTTATATCTTCCTCAGAGTATTCTCTTATTTTATCGAGAAACCAATTAGACATGACATCCGACAAATAGTCCAAGTTTTCTTCCTCATATCCCTTATAAATTTCCTGTAAAGTTATACTCATTTAGTTTTTCCGAATAAATGCTTTTCTGTGAGTATCAAAAAGGTCCATCCTCTTTCTTCACAAAAATTTTTTGCAGATTTCCATTTTTCCAGATTCACAGCATAGGTTTTTATCTGTTCAGTTTTCCTGCGAGTTATTCTCTCAGAGTTTTCTAAAATTGGTCTTTTTGTTTGTCTTTCAGGTTTTATTTCTATTAGATATTTTTTGATTTTATCATTCTTATCCCTCACCTCTATCCAAAAGTCAACAAAATACTGATGAATTCTACCATCAAGGGGGGAACGATAGGGAACTCTAATTTCTTCGGATGACCACGATAGAATATTCTCGTTGAGGTCACAATATTTCATGAACTTTCTCTCCCAAAGAGAACGAAAAACACAGTTTTTGTAGTCTCCTCGGTATTTCTTCGGGTTCTTTATTCTATACTTTCCTTTGTAGCTCATGGTATAAATATATTTATAAAGACAATAAGGAGTTCCAATGGCAAAAGGTTTAATTACAGACCCAGAAGAACAAGCATGGAATCATAGACTTACTAATAAAGGTAGAGAGCCTCTCGAACAAGATTTTTCCGCAGGGGACGATTTGGAAACAATCTTAAGCAATGAGAAACTTTTGCAGTATCCTTCCAATTTGGGATATGACCCAGAATTGCAAAATTATGTTCTTTTCGAAATATACGACACTTCTGGCCAAGCTATAGCAAATGAAAAGAGCGATATTGGTAATGCTGGCGATAACGAAAAATTTTTGGGAGGAAACTCGATATCAGATTTTCGAGAAGGTTTGAATGAGACTGCAACAAGTTCAGCTGAGAAATTTGGCGGAAGTAAAAGTGCGATAGACAGTTTGGAAACTGCAATCAACCAAACAGCTTTAGATTTTATTAATATATTTCGACCAAATGCTCTCGGTGGATTGAACGATCAAAAAGTCTTAAATTTAGCAAAGTCCGGTAGGGGTAATGTATCATACAACGCAGCAAAATTAGGATTTTCAAATAGGGCAAGACCTGTGGGGACATCCATAGCTTTGCCCCTTCCCGCACAACTAAATGCTAGTTATGGTTTTGAATATGAAGAAGTGGATTTTTCTGGTTTGATGTTTCTGATAGAAGCGAAAGACGCCCTAATTGATGGTAGCAACAATAAAGATATTGGAACTCAATCAGCGGAGTTAATGAGAAAATTAGGGAAGATTCCTTCCGATATAATTGATAGTGTATCAAGCATTGTCGGTTCAGAAGGAGCTCAACTAGAATCTGCTCTTGCTATGAGAACTAGACAAGCAGCAAATCAATTCAAGGAACAAGTATTTAAAGGTGTTGGTAGAAGAACCTTTTCCTTTGAGTGGTCGTTAAGTCCCAGAAGTCAGAAAGATGTGATAAAAATATATTCTATTGTTCACGCATTCAAAAAATATTCTCATCCTTCCAGAACAAATGGTAGTCTTTATTTGAATTTTCCGGGTGAATTCAAAATAGGATTTTTCAATAAAATAGATTTGAATGATTTTCTCTTTAGGATTGGAATGTGTGCTTGTACTAAATGTGAAGTTACATACGGTGGAGATGAATTGATGTTTTTCAGAGACTTTGAGAGAGTAACCGATCCGAACATACGGGGCGCTCCAGCAAATGTAATAAAACTAAGTTTAGAATTTACAGAACTAGAACTTCTCACAAGAGAAAGAATTCAACAAGGCTATTAATAAATGTATTTCAAGAATTTTTCAAAAATAGAATATCCATTTTACAATAAACAAAAAAGGGTATTTACTAAGTCTTCTGTAAATATAACGCAGCGACTTAAAATTGTCGATTATATCAAAAGTTATAAGACAAATTTTTCATCATATACTATTCGTGATGGAGAAAGAGCAGATACTCTTGCTGATAGGTTATACGAAGATTCAAATGTGCATTGGGCTATATACTTGACGAATGACATGATGAATCCATATACAGACTGGCCTATGAGCACTCAAGATCTCACGAATTACATATCTGAAAAATATTCAGGGTCTAGTATTTTTGTTCCTGATGTTTGGAATGCTAGAGAAACAGATGAATCCACGGAAGAAAATAGGATATATGTCTATGATGTATTGGAAAATGTTTCCATAGATGAAATTACAAATTTGAACTATGGGGATTTTGAGAAGAAAGTGGTTCCATATACAGATTTGGTCAAGATAACAAAATCTCCAAAGGTTAAAATTTTTGCAAACAATACATTTTTTGAAACCACTATAAATGACGTTCGTTCTGATTATTATGAAGTAGTTGTTGCGAAAAAATCATGGAACGTGAATAATTTCTCAGATAACGAATTTTTAATATATGAGATAGATCAATTAGGAACAAAAACTTGCATAAAAGTTCCAATAACAAGATTTATAGACCAGACAAGATACTCAGTCAAAGAATTTCGAGTCAGTGGTGAGTATAGAGATCCATTTCATTCTCTCGAAAAGGCTATTCTAAATTACTCTGAAAATCCCTATGCGAATTTCGTATATCCCTCTTTGTCATCAAATGATTCTTCCGACATTTTGGGTTCATTTGCTAATACAGTGACAGACGATTCTTTCATAGAATTGTTTAGTAAAAAAGGTGAGGACGACACTTATCTAAATGCTTCCTATTACATAACAAATGAATATTATGAACTTGAGCTGAACGAGTCAAAAAGAAATATTTTAGTCCCAATCCCATCTATGCTTCAAGAAGTTTTGAAAAACTTTGAAGAAATATTCACCACTCGGTAAGTAAAAAATGGCATCAGAAATAAAAAAAGATTTAATTAAAAACGCGAGTGATGTAGATATAATAGAAGTAAAAATCATCAATCACTCGGGGATTGTCTATGATTGTGAAAATCTTTGGACTCACCTAGAAATATATGAAAGTATATTTGCAAACTCCATTACAGGCTCATTGACAATTCATGATCGCAACAATATATTGCGAAATATGCCTGTGATCGGTAGGGAAACGATAAAAATTGTATACAAAACTCCTTCAACACCAAGAGTAACAAAAAAATTCAGAGTATATGATATTCCTCTTTCGGAGAAGATACCCGGAAGAAATTCGATGATATTGACATTCAATTTCTCTTCCGTTCAAAGTTATATAAACAATCAGGTTAAAATATCTAAAAGTTATACTAATAAAACATTTATTGAAACAGCAAAATTAATATATGATGAATATCTATTCAATGAAGAAAACAAGGTAAAATTTGAATTTGTTAAAAACACTCAAGAAAAAACAAATGTGGTCATTCCAAACTGGTCTCCATTTCAAGCTTTGAATTGGTTAGCATCTAAATCTGAATATTACGGAAATTGCGATTATGTATTTTTTGAAGGATTGGATGGGTTTTATTTTGTCCCGATATCTTCTTTCAAGAGCTCAGAACCAGTAAAAATTTATACTTATACTCCCGAACAAGTAAAAGAAATAGGAAAAGATGTAGAGTTAGAAATGAGAAAAATAATCTCATATCAAGTTATACAAAATGGAAACAATAAAATGGACCTTGAAAGTGAGGGAGCTTTCTCATCAGAATGTCTCATACATGATCTAACAAACAAAACAATAGAAACAAAAAATTTCGTTTACCCACTAGATTTTAGTAAGGAAAATATCGGGAAATTAGCTAAGAATCCAATGGCTCCGGCAAGATACACTACTACAGTTGGGTTATCTTCAAAATTATTCTATGCTACAAAATCTTCATTCATGTTCAACGAAAACAAAGAACAATATGATCCAAGTGTATTGCAGAGAAGAACATCACATATGCTGAGAAATAATGCAAAAGTAATAAAAATAGATATAACTGGAGATTCAAGAAGAAGATGCGGAGAAACCGTAATAATAAAAATTCCTTCCGCAGAATTTTTAGAAGCAAAACCAAGAGAACAAGTTTTGGATGGAATGATGTCTGGTAAATATCTCATAGCTTCAATAGGACATCATATCATAAGACAGGACGGATACCATATGTCTATGGAATTGATGAGAGATTCTTACGAAGAGTCGGTCCCAGATGTTGTAACAATAAAGTAATAGAAAAATTATGTATAACTCAACTAAAAATTTCGTTTGGTGGCATGGATTCGTAGAAGACGTAAACGATCCTCTCAAGATGGGTCGTTGCAGAGTTCGTATATTTGGAATACACACTCACGACAAAAAAGATATTCCAACAGAATCTCTGCCATGGGCGGTTCCGATGATGCCTTATAATAGTGCAACTGCCAGTGGAATTGGTCACTCACCAACAGGAATCCTCCCGGGTAGTTGGGTAGTTGGGTTTTTTAGAGATGGTGAAGAAGCTCAACAACCTATGATATTGGGTTCATATGGTGGCATAAACAAACTAGAGGGAATAACTTCTAAAATTCCTTGGAATGGGTTCAATGATCCTTCAGGAAAGTTACCAAAAGATTCTTACGTTGACGAACCGGATACAAACAAATTAGCAAGAAACGAAGACATAGAAAATACCATAGTTCAACAAAAGAAAAATGACTTGGATGAGAACAATCCCACAGCTCTCGGTGGAGAATGGTCAGAGCCACCAACTCCATACGCGGCACAATACCCTAAAAACCATGTTCACGAATCTGAATCCGGTCATATTTTTGAAGTGGATGATACTCCAAATGCCGAAAGAATTCATCAATACCATAAAACTGGAACATTCAAAGAAATACACCCCGATGGATCAGTGGTAGAAAAAATAATAGGAAACGATTTCCAAATAGTGCGAAAGAACAATAATGTATCAATTTATGGAAACATGAACGTAAACGTGGGTGACACAATAAAAATTTACAGTGGGAAAAATCTAGATGTTCAAATTGGCGGAAACGCGAGAATTCATGTTGCTGGAAATTCAACCATTCAAACGGATGGTAACTATGTGCATAAGATAAATGGAACTGCGTCCATAGTTAGTGGAGGAAATTTATTATTGGCAGCACCAAGGATAGATTTCAACCCCGCTGGGTTTTCACCTTCATCATTGAGTCCAGGATTTACTTTGAACAAGAGTCGCTCAGTAGCATCTTCTCCAGTTCCAGTAGAAAAAACAAAATTTGAATTTGAAGATGGAACAGAATTTGAATGTGAAGCAACTCGTCAAATACAATGTGCTGACGGATGGAAACAAGCAAAAGATATCACAGAAAACGATGAAATTGTCAGTTTGGAGCAAAGAATAAAAAATTCAATACCTCTATCAACGGAAGACATAACTAATATCAAGAACACTCTGAAATCCCTAAACTTTGTCCCCAAAGAATTCAACAAGATGTCAGAAATATTTACCGCTCAGGGGTATGGAATAAAAGAAATAACTTCTTTGACTGAAGATTTTATAGGCAAGAATTTTAATCCGACGCAGATAACGAGTATATGCGAAGATTTACTGAATCAAGGATTTAGTCAAGCTGAAATACTTTCATTTACAAATATTCTAGAATCATATAAACTAGAGAATAATGATATGCAAAATTTTGCAGAACAATTGAAATCATTTTCTGTTGGTCAGGAAAACTTTTCAACAATGATAAATGACTTGTCGTCTCAGGGATTAACTAAGGACAAGATTAAGGAATTTGTTCTTGAAATAAATAAGAGAAGTTTCAAGGAAATAGAAAGTATTGCTTCCGATTTTGATGTTTCCTCTGATGTATTTCCAAAGATAACGGTTAAAATAAATTCAGATGAAGCTATTCAGAAAGCACAATCAATATACAATTTCCCCAAACAGATATAATCAACCACACATTTTTCATCTCAACTCCCCATGAAATTTAAAAGTAAAAAAACAATATCTCCTCTTCCTGAAACTTTCACGAAGATAAAACCAAACACTCTCAATCCTTATGAAATAAAGAGTGCTGGAGGAACTGAAGAAAGAATTTCAGATTTTCTTCCTTTGGTGAACGGAGATGACACAATTCTGCCCGATCCAGAAGTAATAGCTGGTCCAACTGGTCCAGCTGGACCACAAGGGCCTCCGGGAGAAGGAATATCAGGTGGTGTAAGTGGAGGATTTGTTTGGGATAGCACTGAACCGACAACAGCAACAAATTTAGAGGGTGTTCCTCAAGGAACAACATTTCCAATCGGGACTTCATCAATAGAAGTTCTAAAAAGTATTCTTTATCCGAGATTCTTGGAGTTCAGTGATTTTACCATAGGAATAAATCTTGGTCCTTATCACATTGGAGATGATACAAGTTCTGGAACGTACATATCTTCTTGGACAATACAAGATGTTGATGAAGCTCAAGAAAATTCCTTGAGAATATTTCAGGGATCTACGAGTTTAATAGAAGGATATTCACTGACATCCGCTTCAGATATTGATGGGAACACAGCAGATATACTTCATCCTTCGTATTCTAGAACAAGCGAAGGAAATGTTACTTTTACTGTTTCTCTAACATCAAACAATGGAAATACTATTTCCGATACCGAATCTATTAGATGGAACTATCCACTCTATACAGGTAAAACTTCTGCTACTGAACTGACTTCATATAGTGATTTCTTGAGTTTAGGAGCTATATCAACCAGCAACCCACACATTTCTTACACCCTTTCACAAATGAAAACCGGAATAACAAAACAATATTCTGCTACATCAAATCCAGAATATTTATTTTGGGTAATTCCAAAGTCAGTAGACTCAAGTCCAATATCAGGTTATCCAGTTTACTCCTCAAATTCTTCATTTACTGATATAACAAATCCAAACACTACTCAGAGTGTTCCTGTGCAAAAACAAAGCTCTTCGGTGACTTTCCCGAATTATGGATTAAGCATAGAATTTGATGTTTATAGAACAGTTGTTGCTTTCGCTAACGCTAGAACCATAAGAGTAGCAGAATAAATAATGTTTTGAGAACTTAAACATTTTCGGATAATTCATGGCTTCAATTACCGGCGGAATACCACTTATTGGATTTGTCTCACCAACAGATGAGTTGGATGAGTATCCTGTAACAAATCCAAAATATGGTTTGGGTGGTTTGAGGACAATTGGTGCTTCTGCTGGTCTATCTTTAATTCCACAGCAAAGACGCGAAGAAGGTATGATAGTCTTTGCTGAAGACGAAGAAAAATACTATCATCTTTTTGGTGGAACTGGCGACGAGCATTGGACAGAATTAAAATTTGATGGAGAGGATGGGGCAACAGGACCAACTGGACCTCCTGTTCGTTTTACTTTTGGGCAAACATTTCCAGAAGTAGAAGAATCCAGATTAGGTGATTATTTTCTAGGTGCTTCTGGTTCTGGTGACTATGAAGGTGGTCTATTCATATTCGCTCCTTTGGATGAAGATGAGGGAGTTACTGGAACTTGGTGGGAAATTAGTGGCGTCAAGGGAGATGATGGCGATGATGGCGCTACGGGTGTTCAAGGTTTTCAAGGAATAACGGGACATCAGGGATTTCAAGGTTCTACGGGTGCTGATGGATTCGTTGGTGGAACAGGACCAACAGGTGTTCAAGGGTTTCAGGGAATAACAGGACATCAAGGATTTCAGGGATTCAGCATAACTGGTGCAACAGGTGTTCAAGGATTTCAGGGAATAACAGGACATCAAGGATTTCAAGGATTTAGTATAACGGGCCCAACTGGTGTTCAAGGCTTCCAAGGACACACTGGATTCCAAGGTTTTCAAGGAACAACTGGTCCTGCTGGTTCAGGAAAGTATTTCTACGGTCCAACAGCTCCAGAAGACACTGCTGAAGGATTGACTCTTGGCTCAAAGTGGTTCAACACTGAAGTCGGTGGTGAATTCACTTATCTTAGTGACCCCGGCAACAATCCTTATTGGGTCATGACAAATGTGTTCAGTGCTACTGGTCCACAGGGGCCTCTAGGTGGTGGAACAGGAAACCAAGGTTTCCAAGGAACAACTGGCCCAACTGGTTTCCAAGGAACAACTGGTCCAACTGGTTTCCAAGGCTTCCAAGGTCACACTGGATTCCAAGGTTTCCAAGGAACAACTGGTCCAACTGGTTTCCAAGGCTTCCAAGG